GTCCACATCTGGCCAGGGTATGCGTGCGCCTGCCCGCTGAATGTGAAAGGTGACGCGCTGTAAGCCACTGCGTTGACCGCCCTAAAATCAACGGCGCGGATGCCCGTCACCGTCGGCAATGATAAGGGATATGTGATTGCCATTATGCGAAAGACCTTCCGTAAGAGCCGCCGCGCAGCTTTGCATCAGCTACCGCCGCCTTAGCAGCGTTTGCAATCTGCGGCATCAGCGTCTTGATTTCAGTCCGCACCGTTTGCTGCACGCCAGTGCTGACGTTAATTGTCTGGTTGACAACAACGGAGTTGCTGCCGCCCATGTTGCTTGTTTGCGCCGGTGATAAAATGCGGCCATCCGTCTTAGGCACAAACAATTCACGCCCGCTTTCGCCGGTCATGTAGGACTGCCCAGCCTGAACAGTTCCGCCGGATGCGCGTGCAATGGGGCGGATGCTACCGTTAACAGGCGACGTGCCGCCCATGCCACCGAACATAGCCGGGTCGCCAATGAAGCTGCTAGCCAATCCGACAATCTGCTTTACCACGAAAATGCGATACAACTCTTTGATAATATCGGTAGCCATTCCTTTGAAGGCTTCGCTGGCTGTTTGCGTTCCGTCAACCATAGACATAAAGGCGCTTTCCATGCTGCTTTCGACGCCTTGCATTGCGCTCTCCAAAAACTGCGCATTAAAACCAAGCTGCTGCAATGCAGGTGAAGCCGTCGCCAAGTTTGCAAGCAATTCGTCCGTGGATGCCGACGCGCTTGATGCGCTTGCAGACAATCTATCGGATGCATCAATCGGGTTTGCCATATCCTCGCCAAAAGTAACCATGCCATTGCTTGCGTTAACAAGAGCATCTTCAAGTTCGGCAATGTTTGCGGTTGTTCTTTCAAATTGATCTGTCAATTCTTGGTCCGTAGTAAGCATTCTGGCCTGCTCGGTGCGCAGTTCCACCAACCGTTGTTGAGCCGCTTCATATGCTGCAATCTTGGACGGGCTTACAAGCGTATCAGGCGCAGCGCTAATGCTCATCGCTGCATCCTGGCTGGCTTCAATCTGGTTAATTAGCGATTGATATGCATCCGATCCGAGCGCAATGGCCTTTTGCTCATTAATAGCCGCTTTGGCATTTTCTTGGCGTGCCATTGCTTCTTCAAGTTTTTGTCGTGCCGCTTCCGCAGACATTGACGTTGAACGGCCAAGCGCGATGTCTAGTTGCTGAGACTGCCTAATCTCATCGCCCATCGCCGCAACAACATTATCAGTCGCAATTCCCAAGTCGGTTTGCGGGTCAACAAAATTCTCAACCGCCTGAATTGCCCCGACAACATTCTTGACTAAGGCAGCAAACCCCTCCGCGCCTGTCACAAGCAACGGTATCAATTCAGCCAAGGCAACCGAAAGCTGCGCATTGATAACCCTTGAAGCCGCATCAAGCTTTGTCTGGGCCTCTTCCGCATTGCGTATTAAATCTTTATCAATAACCGCGCCAGCCTCTTTGGCAGCACGCTGCATTTCGCCCAATGCATCACCACCTTCGCGCAGCATATTGACCATTGCCACACCTTCACGGCCAAAGAGCGCCGCCGCTTGCGCAGCGCGTTCTGTGGGGCTTTCAATAGATTGCATTTCATCTGCAATAATCTTCAATGCATCTTCAAGAGGAATTTTTGTAAGGTCGGATGCCTCAAGGCCCATTTCCTCAAGCGCCCTTTTGGCTGCGCCCATGCCCATTTCAGCCTCGCCAAGACGCTTTGAAAACCGCTCAAGGCTGGATGTAAACGCAGACTGCGAAACGCCCGCGCCTTCAGCAACGAAACGCAATTCTTGCAAGGCATCGGTTGTAATGCCGATCTGATCTGCTTTCTTGCCGATTTCGTCCATCTCGGTTGTTATGCGCCGAACCTGCGCAACAATAATTCCAGCACCAAGAGCGGGCAAAAAACGTTTAGCCGCAGATGAAAGCATATCAAAGTTCTTGGACGCCGAACTTAAATTCTGGTTAGACCGCTTCTTGAAATACTCAACCCGGCGCTCGGCTGCCTTCATCTTGCGCTGAAACTCTTTGTCTCGCGCAGTCAAAATGACGTTTAGTTCTTCTGCCTTAATTGCCATCAACGCGCCTCACAAGTTCGCGGTATTGTTCCGCAGTCATTGCATCTTTGCCGGGCTTGGCTGGACTGTGGGCATCGCTCCAGCCCTTAAACACCAGCCAAGTGTCTTTCGGTATCATATCACGAATTTCACTAGGCCGTAAACCAATCACAATGCCGTTAGCAATCATGGCCCGGACATTCAGCCGCTTTGGGTTTGGTTCACCGTCTTTTTTTTTACGTCAGCCTCGTCAACACTGTCCGGCATAAACGCAACACCAAGAACGGCTTGCCCAATTTGGTAGAGCCGCATCAGGTCTTCAGGGTTGCATCCCGAAATAACCTTGTCGGCTTCATGGTCTTTTAACCCGCCGCCGACCAAGGCCAATGCCAACAAATCACGCACCTCGGTGCTAGTTGGCTTTTTGCCGCGCCCGAAAAAACTTTCCCACAATTCAAAAATGCCGCGATGCTTATCCTCAAACCGCTCAATCTCGCGGTTCCGCATCAAAAACACATAAGAAGCGTCCCCGATATATTCGGAGACGCCCCCACGCGGCGCTTCAGCCGTGATAGTCATCAAGCAGCCGTAAAGGTAACGACGCCGGTACTTTCAAGTGACAAAGAATAAGTCACGCCGCCCTCTGTTTCGCCGCCATACTCAACGCTGGTCAAGCGAAACGCGCCTGCATATGTGCCAAAGTCAGGAACAACAACTTGGAAGTTTGCCACGTTGTCAGCGGCCATCGCCACTGTGTTCATCCGCGCCTCGGCTGTGCTATCCTCAAAAAAGCCATCGCCCGAAACTGAAACGTTCTTTAAACCTGCAAGCGTTTCTGTCCACAAAGCACCTTCCGGCGATGTGCAGTCTGGCGTTGTCACGTCAATTGAAGAATTGTTGATTGTAAGCGACTTGCTGTTCAATCCGCAAAGGTTGGAAAAGACTTCACTTGCCTCTCCATCGCCAATCTTAACCAGAAGGGCGCGTCCAAGTTGTTTAGCCATGATCGGCCTCCATCAAAATGCGATTGCCCACATCGCGGGTTTAGGCAGGTTTCTCAAGCATGGCTTGAAACGATATGACCGCAGCATAACCGCGACCGTCGGGATTTCTAGTAACAGAAAACGTCTGGAATATCAATTCTACAAGAACAAACCCAGTTGGCGCGACGCTTTGTTCTTGGCGATGCAAAGCTGCCTTGATTGCTTCAACAATTTGTACCGCTTCAACGCGGCCAGACGGCGACCTGCTTTGCGCCTCAAACGACACGTCAATCAAAACACCCTCAAGCGTGTCTGTATCAAACGCGCTTGGCTGAATGTCATTGAACCGAACATACGGAAACACCACGTCCTGCGGAGGCTCGTCATAAATTCGCTGGCCGACAATGGTTGTCAAATCGGCATCAGCAACAAGCGTCGCCCGAAGTGCCTTTTGAAGCGAAAGAGCAAAACCATCAGCCATTTAACACCATCCTTGCTGCCTTGCGGTAGGCAGCTTGAATGCTACGGTTAAACTTGCCAGCGGCATGCTGCGCTGCCAGCTTCATATACGGCTGTGCTTCTGTGATGCCTCGGTCGCCATTTTTGCGACCACCCTCAACAGACTTGGCTTTAATCTGCGCTTCCTTGGTAGACGGCGCGGCCTCAATAGAGCCTGTCATGCCGTCGTTCTCATACTGGGTGTAAATCCAGCCTTTCAACTCTCCACTGGCCACCGGAACAAGATTGCGGGCCAGCCTTGCACCGCTTTCGGTGTTGCTTTTGACCGTTTTTTGAATTTGCGTGTGAACCTCTTTCGGCAAACGCCGAAATTGCTTCGCCAGCTTATCTGCGCCTTGAACTCTCATGTTGCCACCCCGCGCTCAAGTGAAAACTCTAGCATGGTGTCTTTAGCGTCAATCTGAATGGCGTGCTTGATTGCCCACTTATAGCCGCGCATAAGCACGCGGTCAGCAGCGGTTATTGTCTGCGTAAAGCTGTCAGAACGAACGCGCAGCGTTGCCGACCCTACATCAGCCAGTGCGCCGCCCCTGATCTTCTCCTTGCCGGTGGTTTCGCGCATTTCTGACATTCGCGTGCCGATTTGCGCCCAACCAGAATAGACATTGCCGTAATCATCAATCGCGCCTTCTGTCAGGCGCTCAAACGTCGCCTTTTCGCGCAACATGCCTGCCCTAGCCATACCAAGAACCTCGGTGCATGTTTAGCAGCGCCTCAAAACCAAAAGGCACTTGCGACAATTCATCAAAGCCAGTCTGCTCGCGGTTTTCATACCAGTGGCCTACCATCATCAACATGGCATGGCGGATTGTATCCGGCACATCGGATGCCGCATCGCCAAAACCCACCCGATACTCAATCTTGATTGCGTCTGCCCGGTCCTGCGTTGATGGCCAGTTGAAGTTAGATTTCGGCCCGACAAAAGAAGAAAACGGCGTGCCAAAGACGTTGTAATTTGCAATGTCATCGTCCTGCAAAACACCGTCTTCATCGTAATATCGAATAGCAACCAAGGCCTGCAATGGCCCCATGCGCAGCGGCACGGACTGCGCCGGGTTTGGCCCAATCCATTGCCCCCACGTCTGGGTTATCATTGCCTGACCCAATGCGCCCTGCGCGTCAGTGTAAGCCGCCGCAACAGCGATAAGGCGCGTCAGCAACACATCATCGTCAGAACCTTCAACGCGGCACTGGTCCTTGGCCTCATCAAGCGTGACGGGCTTTACTACAGGCGCAGTCACCAGCACCAATTCGCGTGTTGCCGCCAGCGTGTCCATTTATTTGCGAACCGCTTTTTCAGCCTTTGAAGGCTTCACCGCACGCTCAACTGGCTTGCCAATCGCCTCGGCAATTCCGCCAGCGATAAAACGAACGGCCTCGGCCTCATTGCAATCAATGATGTCGCCCGCATTGTGCGAAAAGTCGATACCGGCCATCGAAGTGAGAAGTTTAACCTTTGGCATGATTTGCCTCCTTTGGGTCAGCTTATAAAGTGGGGCGAACCAGCCGCCCCACCGAAAAGCAGACCTTATGATGCCGCAGTGGCAAGGTGCTTAATTGCAGCGGTGTTGACCAAAACGCCGTCAAAGCGAATGTAGCCAAGCAGGCCGAAGTCAGGCGCAAAGCGTTCGCGTGCGACGTACAGGGACGGCGCTCCAACCTTGCGGACATAGAACTTCGACATATCACCGAACAGCATAGCTTTGGACGAAACGCCATCAC